AAGGACTTCGATCTCGATGATGATGACGACGAGGACGAGGAAGAGGAAGAATCCTAAGCTACGTTTCCGACGTCACCAGATTCACCGTCCACCGCTTCGATGGGCGGTGATTTTAGAATCCATGCTCTTTGATACCTTAATGTCAAGTCACAGGTAACAATACCCGAATCACCCATATCTAAGGTTTGGAAGTTGATAGATTGCGGCCAAGCATCTTCGTAGACCCACGACTCTACTGTTGTGCCACATCCATCGTATAGCTCCAAGTAGCATGTTCGGATGAAGCCCACGTTTGGACCTTCTGTTTCATTGGGCGCAAAGAGGCTACCCTTTTCTGGATCATAGAACTCATTGATCCATTTTTCAAAGATTGGATGCTCTCGCAGCTTAATGTCGTATAGGACAATGTTGATCGGCTTCCAGTCTGGCTTTGCTGGAAAGTAAGCATCCTCAATGAGATGATTGGCAGTCATTTCTTTGAATGTCAGATTGGGACGAGCGCTTTGAAGTGGTGGCAATGTTGACATGGATTGCTGGGGGTCAGCTATGATGCCATCCACTCTAAACAACCAACGGAAATTCCTCTTACAGAACTTGCCATCGCCGTTCAATCCAAAATCCAAACCCATTGGTCTTCCCATAATCAATCTCCTACGAAAAAAGGGTCGCAGTATTATATACTGCGACCCTTTAGTTTAGTGTCTCTTGGATCAAGATTAGCCGAGCAATGCAGCAGGCGAAGCGTTTTGGATAATATCATCATCCTCTTCTTCATCTGGAGGAGCAATACCACCACATGGTGAGCAGCAAGGGCTGATAGCGAATCCGGGGCAGATGTTCTCGTAAGAAACATCCGAGTATCTCAGAGTCAATTCGATGGTAGACTCTTCAGAGTTGGAGTAATCCAAGTCTCCAAAGTTAATGGCTGTTGGCCATACGTCTTTCATCGTCCAAATTTCCAGCAATTGACCACAACCGTCCCATAGCTTAAGGACGCCTGTTGCAGTGTAGTCGGCACGCTGGGAGCCTTGTTCCAATTGAATTGGATCAGTGAAGTTGTATACAGATGCCATCCAGTTAAACAACGGACCCATCTCTGGCGAGGCCACATCAACGTAAGTGACGGTAATCGTTTCCCAAGATGCTTTGCCGGGAATCCACGTCTTAGCATTCAGGAAGTTGATTTCTGTTTCTTCAATTGACAGGTTTGGTCTCGAAGCCACCTTAACAAAATGTTCGGGAACTCTTTGACTACCGCAGATTTCTTCTAGCACAAACGTAAATCGAAACTTACGTTTGAAGACTAGGTTTCTGAAACCCAGTTGTCCAATTCCCATTGGGATTTTCTCAGCCATTCTTGCTCCTATTTCTTACTTAGATGAATTCTGCGTACTGTGGTTTCTTGGTTGTTGTTCCGCAGCCGTCACAGCAAGCGAATGGATCGAAGTCTGGGCAGAACGATCTGTACTTAACGTCTGAGTATCTCAGAGTCAGTTCGATTGTTGCTTCCTCAGAAGACGAGTAATCAAGCTCTCCAAAGTTGATTGCTGTCGGCCACATGTGTTGCAACTGCCATGTTTCTAGCAGCACTCCACATCCGTCGTACATGTTAAGAACGCCAGTAGCATCCCATGATCTCTTGTTGCCTTGTGTCAATCGGATAGGATCGGTGAAGTCATAGACTGTAGCGAGCCAGTTCCATAGTGTTTGCATTTCCTCATGAGCAACGTCAACGTAGGTTACGGTGACAGTTTCCCAAGATGCCTTGCCGGGAATCCATGTCTTAGCATTGAGGTGGTTAATTTCCGTTTCCTCAATGGCCAAGTTGGGTCTCGAAGCCGTCTTGACGAAATGCTCAGGAACGACATTCTTCTCGTTATCGCAGAAGCCGAAGATTTCAAAGGTGTAGCGAAACTTTCGCTTGAACACCATGTCCGGCTGGCCGATAACTCCAATGCCCATATTTCTTTTTTCAGCCATTTTTTGTTCCTCTTATGGTTAACATCCTCGGCAACAGCTTTGTGGTGTAGTGACACCACACTGGCCTTGGTACTCAACTTCAGAAAATTTGATTGTTAGTTCAATTAGTGCCGTTTCCGAATCGGCATAATCCAAGTCGCCAAAGTTGATTGATTGAGGCCAGCAAGACTTAAGAATCCAAGTCTCAAGTGGCGATCCACAACCGTCATACATTCTCAGACGACCTGTGCCATTCCATCCGGCCTTTTCACTTTGCTTTAAGTTAATGGCAGCTTGTGGTCCACCAAACTCAAAAACTGTAGCGACCCAGTTGTACAAACCTTGCATTTGTGAACTCGCCACATCAATGTAAGTAACACTGAGTGGTTGCCATTTACCTTTGCCCGGAATCCAAGTTACACCATTCAAAAAGTTCAATTCAACCTCTTCAATATCCAACTGTGGTCTAGCCGCCAGCTTGACGTAATGTTGAGGAATCTGACCACATGGAGTTGAAAACTCCAGTGTGTATCTGAACTTTCTCTTGATGATGATATTTGGCGCACCTAACCGGCCAATTCCCATTGCTACCATTCTTTACCTTTCCTTAAACAATCCTCGGTCCCCAATGGGGACCGAGGTTAAATCCGTTTGACTTAGAATGTGTCGGCATTTTCACCGAACGATCCTGTTCTGTGGATCGAGAATTCGATGAAGATAAACTCAGCGGCTCGGATAGGCTGAACGCCAATACGGGCACGCATTTCGTTTCTGTCGATCACATCAGGAGTGTTCAACTCTGTGTCACACTTGACACGGAAGTCTGCCACACCACGTCCGACTTGTACCTCTTGAAGAATTGCGGTCGAGATTCTTACAAACTTCTGTCGCAGGATGTCATCATGAGGATCGAAGAGCAACTGACGAGAAGCTCGTCTGATTCTTTTCTCTAGGTAGAACATCAGGCGTCTGACATTCACACGGTCGAGAGCGGTTGGTCGTCTTTGCAGAGTCTTTTGACCCCAGATTACAAAGCCTTCAAAATCCACAAACTGAACGATTGGGTTGATGGCGTTTCTGTAGCCATACATCAAGTCTCGCTCATCCAAGGTTGGACGTGAGAACACGTCCGTAATGTTTGGCACGGTTCCACGGTTAACACCGGCTGGTGCGAACCAAGGAGCAGACAACTGATCGCTTCGAGCGATAGTGGCCATGACCGATCCCGAAGGTGGTGCCCAAATATCAACTCGGTTGAAGTTGTCTCTGATCTTCACCCATGGCCAGTAGAGCGCTCCGAAGTCGGAGTCGAATCTTGTGGTGTTCAGTGGGTGAGTGCCGTTTTGCCATGCGACAATCTCATTGACTGTCAAACCGAATGGCGGATCAATGATTGCCAAGCAGTCCATTCTCACATTCTGGCACAAGTCCAATAGGGCTGTGACAATCGATGTGGAGGAGTGGCCCGGAGCAGCGATCAAGTCAATGTCAATCTGCTCTGGTTCGCTCAAGGCATACATGCCCGTGAAACCAATTCGGTTTCCGATGATAAGCTCGTCTTGCATGTCTGGGTCAGATGGAATACCGTCAGAACCACCAGACAGCGTGTATGTGCCATCAAGAGGCGGAGCCACGTTCGCTGTGTTGTCTACAACTCGCACCCAAGAGGATACAAGTGCAAGGTAGGTTTCCACATAGAAGCGTGAGTTTTCATCCTTGACCAAAGCGCCCCAAGACTCAACTTGGACTCCTTGGTTGTAGACCTGCATTATGAAGTTACCTTCACGAATGTTGTTTTCAATGACGACTTGTGTAGAGTTTCCGTCAATACCCTGCGAGTCAGACGTAAGTGTGATAGAGATAGCTCCAGAGGAGTTCGCATCACCGTTCACACGACCGTAGGTGTAGATTGCAGCATCACCGGAAGTTCCGATTGGGCTAATACCTTCAACGGTTACATTCTCAAGACCAAAGATTCCGTCTGCCGTGCTGTCTGGTTTGACAAGCATTCTGGCGTCACGGCCATGATGATCTGTAGTGAATGTTAGGTTGTCACCTGTTGCTGATGCCGTCCAACCACCCGGTAGCGTACCACCGTTTTCAAGTTTTTGGCTCTCGATTTCAGTGACGATTTCACCAATGGTCCATTCAGCACCTTCAAGGTCTTCCAGATCGATGATCTGAACTACGTTGTCAATGTTGACGTTATCAGTACCGTCAATGACGATCTGAAGGTTAAGGTCTGTGAGACCCGTGAAATCATACATGCCAGCCGTCTGGTAAGCTTCTGGATATTGGCTCTTGCTACCAGTGATGGAAGCTTGAGTCATACCTTGGCCCAATCCAGTTACGTTGCCGTCAACGACAGCACCGCCATAGATGGCGTCCTGAACAGAAACAAGTTCAAGCTCGGCGTCTGGGCCGAACGAGAAAGTCGTTCTTACTCCAATTTTTGTATCGACATCGAAGGAGTAGAACTCGATGCCGTCGATATCAGGTGTTACCTGAAGATTCAGGTCTTCTGCCAACTGAGCGGCTGTGTAAGCACCAGCCAAGACCACCAAGGTCTTAGATGCCAGCACTCCATTCAGTCTCCAGCGGAAGAAGGAATCATCTGCAAACGTATAAGGTCCAGATGTATCTGTTTCGATGTTGATTTGACCGCCAGCAGATGGAACATCCACTGAGGCCGTGTTTGCCTTCTCATCACTTACTTCATCTTCGTCAGCGACTCGAACAATGTACAACTCATTAGCGATTAGCAAGTATTGCTCGGCAGCATATACCATGTAGGGATCACCGGACTCAGGGTGCGGATAACCGAATGTGGTAGTTAGCTGACGTTGTGTGCTAACGAGTGTAGGAACGTTGATCGGTCCTTTAGATGCGAACCCAATTAGGCCAGCACGATGAAACGATTGCTGTGGAGCGATGAAGCTCAAATCCTTCTCGGTAATTCGAACCGAGGGCGAGATCGTGTTCGAAGGCGGAAAACCCCGTAAAATAGCCATATCTATTCTCCCTTAACAACTTCACTGTTGGGTATGTATCTAGTCTCGATCAGGCCCATTTTTTCCACTCGGGAAATGTATTCCGTTACTAGCTCATCCTCGATCAGCCTGATGTTCTTGCCCTTTCCGATGCCGGGGACAATTAACGTCGTGAATGCTCTTGGGGCCTTCCGTGACCGAACAACGAGTTGAACCGGACTCCGATTCTTGTTCTTAATCTCAATCATTCTTCTAACTCCTTCACTGCACTTTCTAGTTTTGCGAGAACCTCTGTGATATCTCTGTCTTCGACAGCATCCACAATATCGATTTTTGTCTTAAGCACGGCTTTCTTCCTGACGATTGGTTGTGCAACGTAGGACTCAGCAGTGAAACCAAATTCAAACTTGAGAACTCTTTCGTTCTGATCGCCCGGTTCAATATCCACGTTATTAGCTATTGAATCGAGCTTCACACCGATTTCCCAAGAGATTCCTCTTACTCGTATGTATGCCATAGGGCTGAATTTTGTGATGATTTGTGTGAGAATCTGGTTCATGTCTTCGCTATACAGCGTCCAACCGTAAAGTGTGTAGCTAATATCAAGTGGAAGTCCCTTCGCCACTCCGAACACAGTGTCTCTCTCATAACGTTCTTTTCTTGTGAACCCCGGTGCCCATCCAAGTTTTTCTCTTCTTAAGTAATCAATGGCTTTGTGGTAAACGTATCTGTCTTGGTTAAAGTTGTATCCAGATGAATGTATTGCAAGCATCGGAAGTCTGACCCTATCAACGACTAGACTTTCATCCTTTCGAACGTTCGATTGGATTATTGCTGCCACTGCTTTTTCTTGCGTGGCCCAAATAATAGGAACACTCAAAGCCTTGCCATCCTCGTCGATGACTATGACATCCCTGAACAGGTCCATCATGGCTTCGTCTGTACCTCTTAATGATTTGGCATAACGATACAAGGTGTTGCGGTCTGGCGCAGACATACCTTGTTCGTTGATAATGTGACCTTTTTGCATCGGGTCACATAGAGCCTCTGCTCCTGACCCCATCTTTGTTCTGGATGTTTCCTCGACGAGCCAATCAAGATCACGCTCGGAGGTAAGGTCTTTTTGCCCCTGAAGAATCGGCTTGCCATCTTTGTCAATTTGGCGATCACGACAAAACGGGGGCGGTGTATCTACATTAAGGTCAAGGATATGACCCGGATCGTTACATGGGTTAAGCGTTGTCATCTTACTCCTAGGAGGTTATCTATGAAGCCGTATCGACTAATCAAAAATGAAAAGTCATTGGTTAACAAAGTAAAGTTCTCTTCTAAATTGAAACCAGCCAAACCGCCGCTTGTTTTCTTTAAGAATGTGCGGCCACCGAAGCGACTCAAGATCACGAACAGTTTTTCTGACTCTTCCCAAGTTCTTTGAGATCGTTGACTTTGAAGTCTGGCTCTCTTTGAGTAACCTTGCCTTCTCCCGTTGTGAGTGACTCTTAAAATCTTTTGCACATGACCTGAAGTCTCAACTCTCCCCAGAGCTTGAA